TAGAGCTCCAATCAAAACAGCTATGGAAGGTGACTTCGATACAGGTAACGTAAGATACAAAGCTAGAGAAAGATACAGCTTCGGCTGGTCTGACCCTAGAGGTATGTTCGGTTCACCAGGTGCGTAATCACTAAATTAACTGAAAAATTAAAAGGGCGATCCTTGTGGTCGCCCTTTTTTTATGCTATAATCAAAAAACTCATATGAAAAAATATCTAGTACAAATCAGGTCCAGAGGATACTTCACAAAGTTTGAAATCACTTGTGAGGACAATGATAAATCTTTCAATGATGCAATCATTGACAAAGTAGGACAATCTGATATAGTATGGGAAGAATCAAGTTTTTACAATAAACGTAAAACTTGGATAACCTATGAGGAGGTTAATGATGCAAACACACGTTCAATCCCTTTACAAACAGAAGAGGGGCTTAGAACTACAGTGGGAGCAGCACTATAACGACGAGGGTAGATATACTCTCGATATGGTGAAGATTGATAATAAAATAAAAGAAGTTATCAATCATATTAAGATGGCAGAAGCTAAAGAAGCTAGTCGACTTAATAAAATAAATGATGCTGCGCCACAAGTTTCAGTAGCTACTTAATAGAAACGCTACTAAATCGCTGGAAACGTCAACTCCACTACAAACTCTCTTGCACTCTACTAAAATCTGATATATAAAATCCTTACTATACAATAAAATTCTGCATAGACGAGTATAGTCGACGGCCTAGAGACTATGTGGAAATAACTAGGAGGATAATAATATGGCAAACACTACGTTTCAAGGACCAGTAATATCTAAAAATGGATTTTACAATACAGGTCCAGGTAATGTTGTAGATGCTGATGCTAACACATCTTTAACTGTTGCTTCTCACGCGGGAAGAATTGTACTTAATGATGCAGCAGGCGCAGTAACTTACACTTTACCAGCAATCAATGCTAACTCTGATTCTGCAGTTGCAGGACCAGGTTCAGACTTAAACAACTTAAGTAACATTGGGTCAACTTTTGAAATTTTTTCTTCAATTACGAAGACTGGAAGTTTAATTGTAAAAGTTGCTAATGCAAACGATGTTATGATTGGAAGTGCAATCTTGATTGATGACACATCTGACAATACTGTTGGGTTTGAAACAGTAGCAACATCTGATACTATTACTTTAAATGGTACTACAACAGGTGGCGTAACTTTTTCAAAAATAGTTTGTACAGCAATTAGCTCTACTCAATGGAAAGTTGAAGTTACTTCAGCGTGTACTGGATCACCAGCTACACCATTTAGTGCTACAGTAAGTTAATAATTAATTAAGTGTGGGTTTCGGCCCACACTTAAACTTAAGGAGATATTAAAAAAATGAAATCAGATGTTAAAGCAACACAAAAAACTGGAGATGGTTTAGTATTCGCAGGAAGAACTAGATTAAGAGGAATTGTTCTTGGTGCACCTAACACAACAACAGCAGGCGTTGCTGTTTGTTTAAATGGAACAGGTGGATCAACTTATTTTTCTGTAGAAGCTCCAGCTGGAGATGTTTTTGCATTTAATATTCCAGAAGATGGAATTTTATTTGAAAACGGAATTTTCGTAACAGACTTAGTTGGAAAAGTAACAGTCGTATACGATAAGTAAGGAGTATTAAATGGCTAATACTACTTCAGGAACTACAACGTTCGATAAAAGCTTTTCTATTGATGAAATCATAGAAGAAGCTTATGACAGACTAGGTATCTTTACCTTAAACGGCGGTCATATGAAGACTGCACGTAGATCTTTAAACATTATGTTTCAAGAATGGGGTAATAGAGGTCTTCATTATTGGGAAGTAGGAAATTCTAATTTTACATTAGTTGATGGTCAAGCTGTTTACACAACATATAGATCAACAGCTGATGGTACATCTGATGCTACAGCAATTTATGGTGTAGCTGATATTTTAGAAGCAAGTTATAGAGCTTCTAATGTTGATACTCCACTTACAAAAATAAATAGATCTACATATCAAGGTTTATCAAATAAAACTTCTGAAGGAACACCTTCACAATATTTTGTTCAAAGATTCATAGATAAAGTTACAGTAACTTTATATTTAACACCTGGTTCGACAGAAGCAGGAAATTTTGTTAACTTTTATTATGTAAAAAGAATTCAAGATGTTGGTGTTTATACAAATGCAAGTGATATTCCATATAGATTTGTTCCTTGTATGTCATCTGGTTTAGCATTTTATTTATCACAAAAATATCAACCACAAAGAACACAAGAATTAAAATTATATTACGAAGATGAATTACAAAGAGCTTTAACTGAAGATGGTTCTTCATCTAGTTCTTACATAACCCCAAAAAATTATTATCCAAATGTCTAATTTTTCAAAAGGTAAATATGCTCAATTTATTTCAGACCGTTCTGGTATGGCATTCCCATATAAAGAAATGGTTAAAGAATGGAATGGATCAAGAGTTCACGTTTCTGAATTTGAACCAAAGCAACCACAATTAGAACCAAAACCACACGGTGCTGATCCACAAGGTTTACCACAAGCTAGACCAGATAGAACTGAACCACAAACAGATCCATTATTATCAAGTAATCCATTTATTATAACTTCTGGTAATTCTACAATTAATGTTTATGAACCATCACACGGAAGAACAACAGGTGATGTAGTAGTATTTAGAAATGTTGATGGAAGTCCTGGAGGATTAGCTTTTACATTATTTGAAAATTCATCAGGATTTAGTATAACAGTAACAGGAACTGATAATTATACTTTTGATTTAGGAACATCACCAATTTTATCAGGAAGATTTGGAGGAATGACTGTAACTGCAGGACCAGTTACATTAACACCATAATATGACATACGCAGAATTAGTACAAAAAATTAGAGATTACACAGAAGTTAGTTCAAACGTATTAACTTCAACTATTATAGATGGTTTCATTGAAGATGCTGAATTTAGAATTTTTAGAGATGTGGATTCAGATAATAATAGAAGATATGCAACCTCGTCTCTCGTTGCTGGCCAAAGGTATATAGATATACCTGATAATGCTTTAGTTATTAGATCAGCACAAATAACAGATATTGACCCAGCTACTTCACCTTCGACAGATAGAGGATTAATGGAGTATCGAGATACTAACTTTATGGCTGAATACAATCCAACAGATTCACAAGGAACACCTAAATATTGGAGTTACTGGGATCAGAATACAATCGTTTTTGCTCCTGTACCAGATCAAGCTTATACAATTCAGTTAAATTATATCTTGAAAGATTCTGGATTATCGAGTACAAATACTACAACATATCTAAGTACATATTTTCCCAATGGACTTTTGTATGCAAGCCTAGTAGAGGCATTCAGTTTTCTAAAGGGTCCAGCTGACCTATTGCAATTATACGAAGGAAAGTATAAGCAAGCGGTTGAAGGATTTACTATAGAACAAATGGGAAGAAGAAGACGTGATGAGTACATACAAGATTCACCGCGTTTACCTAAACAAGGATAAGGAGAAAAAAATATGGCAATAACACAAGCAATTGCGAACAGTTTTAAAAAGCAACTGTTAGAAGGTGATCACAACTTTGCATCAGCAGGTGGTGACAAATTCAAAATCGCTCTTTACACTTCTTCGGCTACTCTAAACTCAGCTACAACTGTGTATGCAAATACAAACGAAGTTTCAAACACAGGTCAATATGTAACTGGAGGTGGAGCTCTTGTTAATGCTGGAACTTCTATTACAGCAGGTGTAGCAAGATGTGACTTTAATGACAGATCATTTACTGGTGTGACATTAACAGCTAGAGGTGCATTAATTTATAATACATCAGCAGCTGTATCAAATTCAGCTGTAGCGGTATTAGATTTTGGATCAGACAAAACAGCTACTTCTGGAACTTTCACAATTCAATTCCCAGCGCCAACTTCAACAGCAGCGATTCTAAGGATCTCTGGTTAATAAGGAGTAAATCCTTATGGCCAATACCTGGGGCGCACAAACTTGGAGTTTTAATCAGTGGAATGATTTAAGTAACGTAAGCTATACACTTACGGGACAAGCTCTTTCTTTTTCTTTAGGAAATACAACTGCATCAGGTGAAGTCAATCAAGGTTGGGGATCAGATACTTGGGGTACTGAGACTTGGGGCATATCAGGACTAGACATTCAATTAACTGGAATAGGTTTATCTGTTTCATTATCTTCAGTAACTACTCAATCAGATGTAGATGATTTTACCGTAACGGGTCAACAAGCAACTGTTGTTGCTGGTACAGGAACCGAAGCAAGTTCAACTTTTACTGCCGAAATAACTGGAATACCTTTAACTGCAACTCTTCAATATCAAGAAGCAGTTGTTGATATAACTGGTATTGCAATGTCAATGCAAGAAGGTGATGAAACACCAGAGGCAAATACTATTGCACAAGTTTCTGCAACATCTGCTGCTACTTGGAATGGAAACTTTGCTTGGGGTTATGGTGTTTGGGGTAATCAACCAATAACTACTTTAGCAATGTCAATGCAGGAAGGAACTACTGATCCTGCGCCAGATGTATCTTTAACAGGTAATGCAGCTGCAATGTTCTTAGGTAACGAAACGGTTACTGGAGATGCTAATCTGAGTTTATCAGGAATTTCATTAACATTTACATTAGGTACAGCGGTTGGAGATGCTAATACCATAGCAAGTCCTTCAGGTATTCTATTATCAATGCAAGAAGGTGATGAAGGAACTACTGCAAATGCTAGGGTTAATCTAACTGGAAATGCCTTGACAACGGCAACAGGTACTGTATATAATTTAATTTGGAATCAAGTAAATACGGGCACTACTTCTGCTTGGACTGAAGTTGACACCGCCGCTTAAACAGCAAAATTTAACGTTTGACAGTTTTGTCAGATTTTAATAAAAACATAAAATAAGAGGATAAAAATTTATGGCGAATTCAACTTCTGCTAATTTAAAATTAACCGTACAAGCCACTGGTGAAAACTCAGGAACTTGGGGTCAGATTACAAATACAAACTTATTAATTCTAGAACAAGCAATCGGTGGTTATTCTTCTGTTGCATTAAACGCAACTACAGGTGCTACATTAACTTATTCAAACGGTGCTTTATCAAATGGTAAAGATGCTGTTATCAAATTAACTGGAACAATTACAGGAAACGTAGACGTAATCATTCCTGATTCAGTTGAAAAAACTTACATCATTGAAAATGCAACATCAGGTTCATTTACAGTAACTGTTAAAACTTCATCAGGCACAGGTGTTACTTGGAGTGCAACTGATAAAGGTAAAAAAATGGTTTATTCTGATGGAACAAATGTTGTTGACACAGCTTTCACAGAAGTTTCATCTGACTACTCACCACAATTATCTGGTATCTTAGATACAAATGGTAATGACATCATTAT